ATTCCTGCTATCTATTTGTCACACAAATTAGATGTGCCTCATCATGTGTTAAATGTGAGTTTGCGAGATCATGCTGATAGTCCTGATTTAACCACGTTAGAAAAAGTATATGCTTGGCAAAAAAGAGTATTGATAGTGGATGATATCAATGATACAGGTGCCACATTTAATTATATTATGAATAACTTTGGCAAACCAGAAAGATTAAAGTTTGCTGTGATATTGCACAACACAGTGAGCACCTACAAAGATATAGATTACAAAGGTTATGAAATCAACAAACTGGAAGATCCACGTTGGATAGTGTTTCCTTGGGAGCAATGGTAGTATGGAAAAAATTGACACTTTGAATCAAGCTCAAAAAGAAGGCAGAGCTCCTTGGACCAAAGTGATATATGATTTGAAAGATTGTGTGTGGTATGAGGATGGATATCCTGTGACTGAAGGACATGCATTGTTGGTACCCAAACAAGCCAGTCAAAATATGATTGTGAAATGTTTTGAATTAGCATTGAAAATTGGCAATGAAAATATTGCCAAAGGGTTGATTGACGGCTACAACATAGGACTCAACATGGGCGAGGCAGCAGGTCAAACTGTTCCTTATCCGCATGTTCATTTGATTCCAAGACGCAAGGGTGACATGGAAGATCCTAGGGGTGGTGTGCGTCATGTGATCCCTCACAAAGGAAATTATAAAAAATGAGCAGAGCACTTTTCATAGGAGACAGTCACACTTGTGGATATGTCACTGTGCCTAACAAAACAGGTCCAGGCAGTTATACCTATTGGAATGATAACAACTATGCTGAAATTTACAACACAGTGAACCATAAACCCGTGAGTATCTATGCACATGCTGGAACTGTCAATAGAATGTACACTGATTGGATGAAGCACATGTTTAACACATTTCCAGACACTGATGAAGTTTTTCTTTGTTTGGCTCCATTGAATAGATTTGTGTTGGCTTTTGATGAGAAACTCACAGATGAAGCACTGCCTTTGGATTATTTTGTGCATGAATGTGTGGAAAGCACACCCACAGTAAAAAAGTATATGGATTTATTGGTCAAAGAAGGCAGAGTGCAATTGTACAACAAGCCCACAGCAGAAGATTATGAAAAGTTTCCAGGTTTAAAAATTTCTGAAACAGATGGATTGCAACAACCAGACGTAAGAAAAAACACATTTATGGAGATAAAATTATTTTTTGAATTGAACACACATTTAGAAAGACGTGATTTTTTATTGAATGTGTTTGCTTGGGATAGAATTTGTGCTGAAAACAATGCTAAACTTTATGTGTTTAATTTTATGAATAGATTGAAATGGCCCAAGAGTTTGGAATATTACGGTGCATTAAAAAATACCACAGTAGCAGAAAAAACTGTTGAGCAATATATGTTGGACAATGGTATTGATCCTCAAAAATATTTACTGCATGACAAAGAACACTACAATAAAGAATATCACAAAAAGATTGTGGAAAAATACATACCATGGCTAAAAAATCAAAAAAAATCCTAATCATTGGTGATAGTTTTGCTTGTGTTTGGCCCAATGGCCTTACTGGATGGCCCGCTCAATTGGCTCAACAACATGATGTGACCAATTTGGCTCAGGCAGGTGTGGGCGAATATAAAATATTAAGACAACTGCTAAACTTTACCAAAGAAAATCCTTGGTGGCAGCATGACTATGATTGTGTGATTGTGTGTCATACCAGTCCCAGCAGAGTACACACTCCCGTTCATCCCATACACAAAGAAGGACTGCACAAAGATTGTGATCTCATATGGAATGACATTGAATCTCGCAACAGTTGGTTCAATAAAAGTTTAGACACTGCTAAAAATTGGTTCAAGTATCACTATGATGATCAATACCAAAAAGACATCTACAGATTGATACGCAGAGATATCAACAGAAAACTGGAGCAAATCACCAGTTTACACATAGATAATTTTGGTATCAGTAACCATTTTGTTGAGGAACAGAATCTGTTGGACTTCAGTATGATCTGGCCTAACTACAGAGGAGAAATTAATCATTACAATGATGAAGGAAACCAAATTGTTTTGGCACAAATCATTGACAAACTGGAACAAATCTGTTAAAATAGTACAATATAAGGAGTATAATGAAAGTATCAGAAAAGATTAAACAAAGACTGATTGAGGCTGGTGTGAATTATCATGCTGATGATAATATTTCAGCCTATGTTGAAAAAGATGAACTGGTTCTATTGGAAAAAGAATTAACAGAATCATTCAAATCTGTTTTAAACAGTCTTGTGATTGATACTGAAAATGATCCTAATAGTAAAAACACAGCACACAGACTGGCCAAGATGTATTTGAAAGAATTAATGAGTGGAAGATATGAATCCAGACCCGATGCCACAGCATTTCCCAATGTGGGAGAAAATGCCTACACAGGCATGTTGGTGGTGCGTAGTGAATTGAAATCAGTGTGCAGTCATCATCATCAACCAGTGAGCGGAGTGGCATACATTGGAATCATACCCAATGGCAAAGTGATAGGATTGAGCAAATACACAAGAATAGCACAATGGTGTGCTAGAAGAGGCACACTGCAAGAAGCACTGTGCAATGACATTGCCAATGAGATTGAAATGGCCACTGGAGCCAAAGATCTAGGAGTGTACATACAAGCCACACATGGCTGTTGTGAAAACAGAGGCATAATGGCACACAGTTCATTGACTCAGACCACTGTGTTAAAAGGTGCTTTCAAAGATGATGCTGGCACTAAAAAAGAATTTATGGATAATATTAACCTGCAACAACAATTTGCACCAAGATAGGAGACACAGATGACCAATAAAGAAGGACCATTTTACGCAGCATTCGGAGGTGATACCACAGGTATTATCAAACAAGAATTAATCACTTACAAAGTTAAAGATGGTGTGCTGTACAAAGAAACAGTGAAGAGAGATTATCACAGCCAAGGAGATTACATTGATTCATGTGAGTCAATTCCTTTGAAAGAAAACAAACATGAACATACAGCCTAAAGACACCAGTAAAGGTCATTTCTATGTGTCACTAATCAAGAGTGCATTTAGAATCATTGCAGGCATTAGTTTAATATTTGGTAACTTTATTACTGCTGGATTTTTATTCATACTGGCAGAATTATTAGGAGTGGTAGAGGAATTAGTATAATGAGCAAAATTAAAATAGCAGAATTATTTTACAGCATACAAGGAGAAGGCAGGTACATGGGTGTGCCTTCAGTGTTCTTGAGAACATTTGGCTGCAACTTTACTTGTGCTGGCTTTGGTTTGCCTCGAGGCATGCGTAGTGATGAGAATGACAAAGTATTTGAACAGCACAAACAATTTCCTTTTAAAAGCTATGAAGAATTGCCATTGGTGAACACAGGCTGTGATTCGTATGCATCTTGGGATCCTCGATTCAAAGATTTATCTCCCATGCTGACATCAGATGCTATTGTGGAAAGAACAATGGAAATATTGCCACACAAACAATGGGTGGATGAACATTTTATATTCACAGGCGGTGAACCATTGCTGGGTTGGCAACGTGCTTATCCAGATGTATTGGAACATGCAAAGATGCAGGCTTTAAAAGAGATCACTTTTGAAACCAATGGCACACAAAAACTACACAAAGATTTTAAAGATTATTTGACTCAATGGAATCAGAAGAATGGTAGAACTAAAGAATCCATATCATTCTCTGTGAGTGCAAAATTAAGTGTGAGCGGAGAAAAACGTGAAGAAGCCATACTGCCTGAAGTGGTGGCAGAATATGGAGATGTGGGACATGTGTATTTGAAATTTGTGGTGGCCACCAAGGAAGATGCTGATGAGGCATTCCAAGCAGTGGCTGATTATCGTAAAGCAGGATTCTCGGGATCAGTTTATTTGATGCCTGTGGGTGGAGTAGAAAGTGTCTATCATATGAACAATAGAACAGTGGCAGAACTGGCAATGAAGATGGGATATAGATACAGTGATAGATTACAGGTGCCATTGTTTAAAAACGCATGGGGTACATAATGGAGCAAAAAGATATGGGAATATTTGATAAAGTTAAAAAAATATTTAAAAAAGAAGACACAACAGAAAACAAAAGCGAATCACATCAAGCATTGTTGCGTGAAAAAGAAGCAGCAACCAAAGAAGGCAAGCCTTGGGTGGCAGTGTTGGAGACTCACGTGAACAAAGAAAACATCAGAAATGGATTTTTTGAACTGGATTGGAACAATGCTTTCATAGAAGATTTATTAGATGCAGGTTACAAAGGTGAAACCAATGAAGAGATAGTGGAAGGTTGGTTTAGAGAAGTCACTAGAAACGTGCTGAAGGATCAAGGACAGGACGCCACACGTGATGCTGGATACATCAATGTGAACAAATTAGGAAAAGATAGATCGGAAATCAGTTAATGACCTACTTGCTTGTGGATTTAGCCAATGTATTTTTTAGATCACGTCACGTAACTGACGGAAGTCTTAATGATAAGATTGGTATGGCTCTACATATTACTCTTAACGGTGTAAGAAAAGTATGGAAAGATTTCAAAGGAGACCATGTGGTATTCTGTTTGGAAGGACGCAGTTGGCGCAAAGATTATTATCTTCCATACAAACGCAATAGATCTGATGCTCGTGCAGCACTCACAGCCAAAGAAAAAGAAGAAGAAACAATATTTTGGGAAACTTTTGATAATTTTAAAGAATTTATACAAACTAAGACCAATTGCACAGTGTTGCAAAATCCAAGATTAGAAGCAGATGATTTAATCTCTGCTTGGATACAAGCTCATCCCAAAGACCAGCACGTGATCATCAGCACAGACAGTGATTTTGCACAATTGATTGCTCCCAATGTGAAACAATACAATGGTATTTCAGAAGTGACCATCACTGATAAAGGTTATTTTGATCAAAAAGGTAATCCTGTAAAAGATAAAAAAACAGGTGAAAACAAAACAGCACCTGAACCAGAATGGCAATTGTTTGAAAAATGTGTGCGTGGAGACAGCACAGACAATATATTTTCTGCTTTTCCAGGAGTAAGAACCAAAGGAACCAAGACCAAAGTAGGATTGCGTGAAGCATATGAAGATAGAAAAAATAAAGGGTTTAACTGGAACAACATGATGTTGCAACGTTGGATGGATCATGAAGGAGTAGAGCACAGAGTATTGGATGATTACAATAGAAATGTTATATTGTGCGATTTACGAGCACAACCAGATGAAATAAAACAAATTATGGCTCAAACTGTGGCAGAAGCAGCCAACCCCAAAGCAGTGGAACAAGTGGGAATCAAATTGATTAGATTTTGTGCCAAATGGGACATGCAAAGAATTGTGGATCAAGCACAGAGTTATGCTGAGCCATTGAATGCCAAATATAAAATAACAGAAGAGGTCACAGCATGACAGTGATTGCCAAACCCATATTGGATGGTAAGTTTTGGATATTGGAATCTGAAGGTATCAAACTGGGCACACTGTGCCGTCAGGAAGATCACAGATACATGTTCAGTTGTGCCTCAGGCAGTCGCATGTTTGACAATGAGCAACAATTGAGACAGGAATTCAAAGGAGATTGGCTGTGGGGAAATACCACTGTGACTGTGTCACAAGATCCTGCTGTGGATACAAACTCTGTGTATGGATATCCCACTAAATTTGAACCTTGTAATCCTGTGTTTGATGTGCAAAAAAAATTACCATTGTTTACCAAAAGTAAAAAATCCAAATCATTGTATTG